TATCATCAAACCTGTAAATTAATTAAAGAAAGGATGAAGAGGGAGCGTAAGGCTCCCTCATTTTGTGCGAAATGTCAAAGATCATCAAACACACTTTTGTTATACCCAACCTCGCAGTGAAAGACGGCGAATTGGTGGTGGAAAAGGAAACTACGGCGACCTGTACTTTTACTCTTCTGTTCAAAGGAACGGGATTGTACGAAGAGATCGCAGGGAAGCCGTTAATCAATTCTCTTATGGAAGTCCTAGGAGATGATGACAATGAAGTCGACAAAGCAAAGGCATTGTCCAAGTTCACGGATAAGAAGTTCATTAAGGACTTGGCCTGTGCATCTTACGTGAAGATCGACGGAGATAAGTTCCATAACAACCGAGCTACAGCGGAGGAATTCCGCAAGACACAGGTCTACAACGTACTCGAAAAGGATTTGGATTTTGTCGTCGACTTACTAGGCATGGCTATGGAATGCGTTTATGGTGAACAGAAGTCCAAAGCCAAAACGAAACAGGCGGTACGTCGCTCAAAAAAGTAAGCCTCTCCTATGGTGCGATATGCGCCACGCTGGCAAAGCTTCACATTGACCTAAATTGGGCAGACAATCAATACCTGTTTATGTTGTTCAATGTCCTAGGAGAGTATATGAAGCAAACGAAACCGCCCGAGAAGAAGAAGGTTGGGTCAGCCAATATTGGCAAGTTCATAAAGGAGAAATAAATGGCAGAAAATCTTGGCATTACGATCCAATTCCAAGGCGAAACGCTAAAATTCGATAAATCAATAAGTGGAATGAACAAGGCCATTAATACCCTTAAACAGGAAGTGGCCATGTTGAATAAAGAGCTGAAGCTCGACCCTAAAAATGTAGACCTTCTTACAAAGAAGTTTAATAATTTAAAGAAGCAGGAAGAACTTGCGAGAGATGTTTTAGCGGAACACGTTCAGCATTTAAAGGAGCTTAACAACAAAGGCACGTCTCCGTTCTCTGATGAATGGAAGGCTACCGTTAAAGATATCCGAAGCGCAAGTGATCGTGTTATAGCAATTAAGAAGCAAATCAATAACTGCCAAACAGCAATCGATGGATGTAACGATTCCGTCGAAGAGCAAGTCAGCGGATGGGATAAGGTAGCTGATGCAGTAGATGCAGTCGGCAAGAAAGCAGGAGAGCTGTCAGATAAGCTTGCGCCTGTATCGGAAGCGGCACAGAACTTTTTGGGAAAAGCGGCCAATTCCGCAATCGAGTTCCAAGATGCATTCGCAGATGTCCAAAAGACCGTAGATGAGACAAGCACAACATCTTATGAGGACCTCTCTACAGGGTTAAGAGACCTTGCTAAAGAGGTTCCTGTTACTGCTGACCAATTAGCTCACATCGCAGGTTTGGCAGGTCAGATGGGCGTAAAAGCCGATGATATCGTCAAATTTACATCGTCTATGGTTCAGTTTGGCGATGCGACCGATATTACTGCGGAAGAAGCAGTCAAAGATATTGCACAGATCTACAACGTCATTGGCCGTGGCGGTGAATTTAGTGATCTAGATCAGTTATTATCTACCATCGTCGAATTAGGCAACAACACAGCAACGACCGAAAGCGCAATCGTCGAGATGTTCAGAAACGTTGCGGCGGCATCTTCGAGAGTCGGCATGACCGAGCCTCAGATGGCGGCATTGGCGGCTACATTATCCTCATTAGGCTTGGATAAAGGTGGTGCATCCGCTATTTCAAAGATCATGACCAACATCGACAAGGCTGTTGATACGGGTGGTTCAAAGCTCTCTGAATGGGCTGAAGTCGCAGGAATGTCTGCGAAAAAGTTCAAAGAAGTATGGGGCCAAGATGCGGCCGCAGGTTTATTGGCTGTCGTTGAAGGCATTGCCAAATCCAACGAAGAAGGCACTTCATTTAACCAAACCTTAGAAGATTTAGGTATCAAGGAAATCCGACAGGTTGATACCTTATCCCGTTTGGTAAACGCACATGAGAATTATGCAGAGAATATCAATATGGCCAATGCGGCTTATGAAGAAGGAACTGCATTATCTGTAGAGGCGGCGAAGAGATATCAGACAGTCGCTTCCAAGATAAAGATTCTAAAGAATAACTTCACGGAGTTCGCATTATCCATCGGTGATATTCTTTTGCCTTATATCGATTGGTTCATTGAGTCTTTGCATCAGTTAACTGATTGGCTCAATAATTTAGGCCCTCATACACAGCAATTAATAACGAGAATCCTAGCCATTGTGGCTGTACTGTCGCCTTTGCTAGCAGGGGTGGCGAAGATCATGCCGATATTATCAAACGTGCTTCGTTTCATCGGCAGTATAAAGACAGGAATCACCTTCCTGTGGACTACGCTCCAAGGCTTCTCATCTTTCCTGTTCCCGATGCTACAGGCGTTAGGCGGTTTCATTGCGGCAAATATTGGATGGATTGCTTTAATAATGGGCGTTGTTGTAGCAGTTAAAACTCTGTATGAAAACTGCGAACCGTTTAGGGAATTAATCGACAATGCTATTCAGAAGGTAAAGGATTTATGGACCGAGTTCCAAAAGACGAACTACATCGAGTTATTAGGCGAGAAGTTTGGATGGTTTGGCGAGATCCTCGGTCTTATCATCGAAGCGATAAAGACGTTGGCAAGTTGGCTTGGCAAAGTCTTCTCTAAGATCGGTGAGTTCCTCGGTTTGACAGGATCGATGCAGGGCGCTATCGGAGGTTTGAATAACTCCATAGGCACTATGCGAGCGATCAACGTCATGAACTCGGGAGGCTTCGCTTCGGGCGGTGGCAATGTGACTGTGAATAACTCATGGACCGTGAACGGAGCTGAAGTTTCAAGACAGACCGTCATGGATTGGGCTGACTTAATCACCGACAGAGTGAATGAGAATCTTGGGAGAATGGTATGATCTATAGAAAGTTTTGGATAATCAACAGCAAAGGCGAGAGATGGGATCTTACCGAACACGATCTCTTGACCTTCTTGAATAATCCTGCAGGTTTAGGTTTAAAAAAGACCATCGATTCGGTGCGGTATGGCGAACGGGCTGTGAAGACATCAGAGACCTACGACATCCCTGCACCGAGCGGTGAGTTATTGTTCTATGATGCGGCAAACATGGACAGGTATCACATGTACAACCTGTTCTGCCGCTTTATCGTTAACACTCCATTGGTCCTGCACTACAAGACCCCGAACAACCTGTTCACATTGGAGTGCGAAGTCAGTGACCTTCAGAAGACCGAGACCAAGGACGACAACATCATGAGGTGTAACGTCACCTTCACGGGTTTAGGCTTTTGGAAGGGAGAGACCTTAACTCTGACGGGAACAAGCAATACATATACCATCGAAAACGACAGTGATTTCCCTGTGGGATTCGAGATCACTGTCGAAGGTTCTTTAACGAATCCTTACTTTACTTTGGAACAGGATGGAGAATTATACGGTGAGGCGAAGTTCGACGATGCTACGGCATTCAGCTCCGTTTACGTCAATTCCAATGACGGTGAGCAGAATGTTGAGCTAATGCAAGGAACTTCAGTCATTCCGAATCCTCTGTCCTATCAAGATCTATCCATATCGAATGGAAGTATTTACGTTACCTTCGTGAAATTGGCGAGAGGTGAATCAACGCTGACAATTGGTATGGACAGCGGAAGCATCTCAAAAGTGACTGTGGTCTATACTCCGCAGTACAGGAGTGTGTAATGTTACCGAGTCAATATATACAGATCACCGCTTTAAATCTTTCACAAGCGAACTACATCAACACGGGTGTGGTTCCGTCTGATACATTAGGACTGGATATACTATTCTCGGGTGTATCTTCGGAAAGTTATGTATTCGGTTCAAGGAACACAAATTCAACAACATCAGCAGGTCAGACTAATCTGTATGTAGCACAGAATGCGGCGAGTTACTTCGGATATAGAAGTGCAAGAGTTTCTCTGACTAGCAATCTTTTGGACTTACAAGGATTCATGCACGTTCACACGGAATCGAATCAGATCGAAATCGTTAATGCAAATGCCTTTATCGTCAATGTAGAAGGATCTGCATCGACATTTACAGGAACAATGCCGATGTATATCGGATGTATGAACAATGCAGGAAACCCATCTTCCTCGGGTGGATGCTCTCTGTGTGGTTTCAAGATATATAACAGCGGTGTATTGACGCACGATTTTATCCCATGTGTAAATACAGCAACATCAAGGTATGGTGTTTACGACGATGTAACAGGCAACTTTATACCATCCACATCACAATCGGGAGGCAGGATTTATCCTTTGACGATTAATGCAACAAGGGGTGGTATTGCTTATTGCCACACATTCAGAGGCAATAAAGCAAAGGCCGTATATGCAGGAAACATAACAACAGGAACAAACGACAACTATGCGAGGTTGGTAGCGGAAGCTGAAGCAGGTTATGTTTTCATAAATTGGACAGATTCTAACGGAAATGTTATTTCAACTGACCGTGAGTTCAACTATGCCGTGGCAGAATCAATGACGGTAACAGCAAACTTTGTCAAAGAGACAAGTGAATCTGCTAGTTTGGGTTTTAAACTGATGGGCATTAAATATGGCGAAAACCGAAATGCATCTTTAAGAGATGATTTTTATTCGGAAGTCATATCTGCTGATGTAAAAACAGATACAATGCAGAAAACAGTCACCACAATAACAGTTAAGGAAGTTCCGTCAACCTATCAGACAAATACTCCTGTGGTGCTGTTCAATTCAAAAGGCAAAGCCGTTTACTTTGGAGTTATCGAGAGCATCAACGAGAATGCTATATCGTGCAGAGAACCAATGTCTGTGTATGACGATGATTTCCTGTTCCATGTAAACACAAATATCGGCATAGGTGTTAATCTGACAACACATTCCGTCATGTATGGTGCTACACAGTACATGGATCTTGCAAGAAATCGCAACACCGATACTTTGCTTGGGGATGCAAACCTTCTTCAGCAGAGGAAACTTTACCCATTTGTTTCTAGGTACAACCTTGTGATGAACTTGGACGAAAGCAGAGTCTTCAATATCAGAATGGCTAGAAGGGAAGAAGCTTCGATAAGCAATTTGGAAGATTATCTGCTGTCGCTGTTTGACGATTTCGGGATCTGCGTAAGAACAAGTCTAAAATACGGCAGAAGAGACGCTTTTGCATTGTATGACAGTCATTACTTTGAGATGAAACCAACATATATAAAAGAATTGGACACGCTTAAGCTGTCCGACAATGTAGAAAGCATACAGAATGTTTCCATCAACATCGAAGAAGCGGAGTCTACTGTATTGATTATCTACAATTCGGCAGGAACAAGCGTGAGACAGTATGTTGGTATGAAAAACGATGGTAGTATCAAAACATTTGACGGATCTACGACTGCCGAAGAGTTACAGAGCTTTATCGGTTATGACCGATACAAGGTAAAAGTGGTCTCATCAGATGATGACCTTGCGACTTTAAAAGCACAGAATCTGTCCAATTCGATGTACAACCACAAAATCTCATTTTCTCTTGGTTTAGATGGAAAAATGTTCGATATCGACACGATCAAACTTGGACAGCCTGTTGACTTCTATTATCAGAACAAACTGTACACAAGCGTTGTCACAGGAATTTCTTTCGCCATTAACGAAAACGATGACAGGATTCACTCATTGAATATCACAATGGGGAAAGTTAGAACATCTCTGACATCTAAACTCAATTTGGGCAAGGTGAAGAAATGATCTCCGAATCTAAGTGGAAGCAATACGGTCTCCCCAACGCCGACATCAAGGGGATCGTGATTCACAACACCAACAATCAATTATGGTCGGCAGAGCGACTAGAACAATGGCTTGAGGCAGAGAACAAAACCTCTGCTTCCTGCCATTTTTTG